CGGGCGTCTCCGACTTCCTGATCGTCCCGCTCGCCGGCCTCCTCCGCTCGGATGGGGTGTTCGGGCTCGACGACTTCCGGGGGATCGAGTCGATGGTCCGAGAACTCGAGCTCCGGCTCTCGCACGTGAGCTCGACGCTCGAAAAGTTCTCGGATCCGAACATGGCGGGTCCTGAGTCGATCGTCGGGATAGATCCCGATACGGGGGAGGTCATCCCCAACGTCATCTGGTCGGAGGGCCGGCGCGTCCCGAACCCGGCCGCCACGGTGACGCTCGGAGGGGGCGTCTATTTCCCGGTGGGGGAGGGCGAGCCGATCCCCGCCTACCTGACGTGGGATGCGAGCCTAGCCTCGAATTTCGGCCAAATCGAGGAGATTAAGTCCGAGCTGATGGCGATCGCCGAGATCTCGCCGGCTCTCCTGGGGGACACAAAGAACGGCCTCGCCGAGTCGGGGTCTGCTTTGAAGAGGCTCGCCATCCCGACGCTGGCGAAGGTCGACCGGATCAGGAAGAGGGCGCGCCGGCCGATCCTCCAGGCCCTCCGGCTCGTCGCCGAGCTGGAGGTCGCCTCCAGATGGCCGGGCGGCGAGCTCCTCGAAAACCTCTCGATCGAGTGGCGGAGCGGTCTCCCAGCCGATCCCGTCGAGGCGGCTCAGGTCGAGGGGGCTCGGAAGACTACGGGCCTCACCTCGACGTACTCGGCTCTAGCGCGACTCGATCCCGACGCCTCCGATGAGGACCTCCAATGGGAGCTCGGCGAGATCAAAAAGGAGAAGGCAGAAGATGCGCTCCATTTCCTTTAACAGTCATCAATCTGACATAGCTTACGGAAGCGTAAAATCCGGTAGGTGTAGCCACTATGGCACCAGGGGATAAGAAGTTTAGCGCACAAGACGTTAACAAACTTGTGCAAAAGAGGCTGGACCGTCAGAAGGCGAAGTTTGCCGACTACGACCAGCTTAGAGACGAGCACGCCGCGATGAAGGCGGAACTAGCGAAGCTGAAGAAGGCGGCGGCCTCCACCTCCGACGACGACACGGGGAGGCGGGGGAAAAAGAAGCGGGCCGGCGACGCCGACGGCTCCGAGGGCCGACGGGGAGCTCTGAGGGCCAAGATCCGGGCGGCTAGGAAGGCGGGGCTCCCCGCCTCGATGGCGACGCGGCTCAAGGGCTCCGACGACGAGAGCCTCCTACGGGACGCCGAGAAGCTGAAGAAGAGCCTCGGACCGGGCCCGAAGGTGGGGGCGGGGACGAACCCGCCCAAAGGGGCAAAACGGCCCCTGACGCGCGCCGACATCAAGAAGATGAGCCCTGAAGAGATCATCAAGAATATGGATCAGATCAAGGCTCAGCTTAAGGACGGGAGTCTGAATACTTCATAAAGTGGGGGTAACGAAACATGGCTGTAAACAACTTCATCGCCGAAGTATGGGCGGCTCAGATCTTCCAGAGCTTGCAAAAGTCGCTGGTGTACGCTCAGACGGGCGTCATCAACCGCGACTACGAAGGCGACATCCGGGGCAAAGGCGACACGGTGCGGATCGTCGCCCACGGCCCGATAACGATCGACAACTACAACAAGGTCACCGGGATCGGCGACCCCGAAGAGCTCGACGACGCCAGCGCCACGCTTGAGATCACTCAGGCCAAATTTTTCAACTTCAGGGTCGAGGACATAGACAAGGCACAGATGCAAGTGTCTCTAATGGAGAGCGCCACCAGGGACGCGGCCTATCGTCTCGGGGACGTCGCCGACCAGTACGTCGCCGGCGTCATGGTGGCGGGGGCCGGGGCCCGCGTCGGGACGGTCGCCTCGCCGATCGAGTTCGACCTCTCCGAGGTCCTCGCCAACGACGCCATAATCGACCTCAAGACCAAGCTCGACGAGGCCAACGTCCCCGGCGAGGGCCGGTTTCTGGTGGTTCCTCCCTGGCTTACGGGGATCCTCCTCAAGGAGGGGCTCGTGACGAGGAACGTCGGATGGTCCGGGGTCGAGCCGGCCATGAAGAACGGGCAGGTGGCGAGGCTGTACGGCTTCGACATCCTGGAGTCCAACAACGTTCCCGTCGACACGGGAACCTCTCAGATCATCGCCGGGACGGCGAGAGCCTGCACCTTTGCCGATAGCGTGAACGACGTCGAGGCGTACCGGCCGGAGAAGTTCTTCGCTGACGCTCTCCGGGGTCTGCACGTCTACGGCGCGAAGGTCGTGGATCCTTCCGCTCTCGTCGTCCTGAACTGCGCCGTAGCTTCGGGGGACTGATAGAAAATGACCAGATCCGAAATTCTCGTAAACGATATGAAGGGCGGCTTCGCGGTCGCCGAGACCGCCGACGCCATCGACACGGCAAACGACCATGTCGTCGACGTGTCCGGGTTCAAGCGGGTGATCCTCGCCTTCCACCTATCGGCGGCGACGGCCGGAGATACGGTCACCGTCAAGGCGGGGGCCGGCGAGCCTGCCTTCCGCCGGGCTCTCGGCGATCTCGTCTATACGTGCGCCGGGGGAGCGGCCGAGGTCGTCCTCGGGCCCTTGGAGACGGCGAGGTTCGTCCAGCCTGACGGGACAGTCCATGTCGACATCGCCGGCTCGACGATCGACGGGACGATCGAGGCTTACGGCCTCTGAGGGGGGGCGGGGATAGATGGCCCTCCCGAAGAGCTGGCAATCTGAGATCACGCGCCGTTTGGTTTGGGCCGAGGAGGCGATCTCCTCGATCCGGGACGCCACGGAGCCCATATCCCCGACGCCGATCGAGGCCGTCCTCGACGACGAGACCACCGAGACGGAGGGGTTCGTCTCGGTCTCGTCGGCGGTCCCGGTGTCGATTGTGGTGGCGGCGACCATCGATTTCGATGGGGAGCTCGGCTTCGAGATGAAGCTCGCCGGCGAGTGGCGTGAGCTTCCTTCGCCGGGCCTGTACCTGACGAACCCGCTCAGGAGCGTGGTAAACCAGTACGTGCCGAAGGGGGCGGAGCTCCGGGCCGTCGCCGCCGGGACGACCGCGGGGGAGCTCGAGATCATGATTTTCCAGGGCGAGCTTCCGGCCGACGAGGGCGAGGAGTAGAGGCTCGCCCTCTCTCGATTTTTTGGGTGGTCGTCGTGATAGAGGAGGGGGTCGGGATCCTCCGAGAGGCGATCCCGCTCTACATGCGTTTTTTGGTGGCTGTCGGTTACTTCGATCTGCGGAGCCTTGAGGAGGCGAAGGCCCTCGCCGGGACGTCTCCGACGGGCACGGCTTACGTCACTTACGGCTTTTGGCAACCGTTACGGCGAGAGCTGGCGAGGAAAAACGCTAAGTTCTGGCCTCTTGTGGTCGAAGAGCTACCTCACGAACGGGCCAAACAATATTTCATAGCTCACGGCTTAAGCGATCGGCTCGTGAAGGACATGACGGCGACGGATCTTAACTTCCTCAAAAGGTTCATGTATACCCATTGGGTTGGCGAGGATCAGGCCGAGAAGATGCTGAGGGAGTCGGCAATCTGTGCTCCGTCGAGGGTCAAGAGGATAGTCCGGACCGAGAGGACGAAGGCTCGGAACGGCTCGGCTCTGGAGCGGGGCATCGAGAAAGGCTACACTCACAAAACTTGGGTCTGTGCTGGCGACGAACGGAGCCGAAAGCACCACCGGGCGCGGGACGGGTCGAAGGTCCGGATTAACGAACCGTTCCCAGCTACGGGAGGGGTTCCTGTCATGTTCCCAGGGGACGGCCCGGCTTTTGAGTGCGTCAACTGTCGATGCCGTTTGATACTGTCGAGGGAGGGATCCGATGATCATGAAGCGGAAGGCAAAATCTAAGTCAACGAAACGGAAGCGGGACTATAAGAAGGAATATCGAGAGTACCACGGCAAACCCGAACAAATCAAGCGGCGGGACGCTCGCAACAAGGCGCGGCGCATGATGGAGAAGGAGGGCCGAGTCCGGAAGGGGGACGGCCGAGAGGTAGATCATAAGGTCCCTCTCTCGAAAGGCGGCTCGAATAGCCGGCGGAACCTCCGGGTGGTCTCTCGGAGGACGAACCGAAAGAAGGGCGCTAAACGGCGGTAAGCATCATGACTAGATATCTGAAAGATGGAAAAATCCTCGATACCGATCGGGCTAAGGATAGTTGGGAGGGCTCCGGCGGTGAGACCCTTCACCTGAGCGCGAAGGATCGCTATTACAGCGTGAGGCCGAGGGGCATAGGAGAGCCCCATGATTCGGTCGAGGTCCTGGCGGCGGCGGAGGCGGCTCGGTGGCTTCTCATGGCCGGCCTCGACCTTCCAGAAGATCTCGCCGAATTCGAGGAGGATCTGATCGAATGAAAGGGACACGGGGCCGGAGTGCATCCGGCCCGAACCAGCCACGCGGGATAAAATCCAGATTGCCATTTTGGCGGATGGGATATCAGGCTTTCGGGCTATTTTATAACGAGCCGTTATTTTAAGTTTTACGGCCCCTATTCTTGGCGAGACGGTCATCGCCCCCACCCATCCGATCTGTCTTATGTAAGCTGTCTTATGTAAGCTGTCTTATGTAAGCTGTCTTATGTAAGCTGTCTTATGTAAGCTGTCTTATGTAAGCTGTCTTATGTAAGCTGTCTTATGTAAGGAATCTATATATACCATTCCTTACATAAGACAAACCATGGACGCGGTCAAGGACCCCACAACGGGGATGCTGTACAAACAAGAGCCCTCCTTTTGCGGGAAGGAGCGATGCAAGAAATGCGCGAAGGGCGAAGGCCACGGCCCCTATTGGTACGCCTACTGGTGGGAGGGGGGGAAGACCCGGAAAAAGTACATTGGGAAGACCCTTCCGGCGAGCCTTACACAAGACAACTTACATAAGACAGACGCCCTTACACAAGACAGCGAAGAGTCTTATGTAAGACCCTTACCTAAGACAGATGACTTACATAAGACATCGGGCCTTACACAAGACACGCCCTTACATAAGACGGCCGGAAAGGGGGCCTTACCTAAGACAGATGAGGGAGTCGTCAGGAGAGCCCTAGAGGCGATCAAAGACTTCCATTCCCAGGGGATAGAGCCGAGCGTCTCCCAGGTCGCCGAGGTCGTGGGGGGCCATCCTAAGCATTTGGGCCGGTGGCTGAAGGCTGAGGGGCTGGAGGCTCAGAACGTTCGGAGGGGCGGGGCGAGGGCGAGGAGGTACACCTTCGACATGAAGGAGAAAATCGAGAAGAAGAGCTAAAGCTCGATGCCTATATCTCTTGCAAACGCCCTGAATGGGATAGGCTCAGAGTCGTCTCTGCAACCGGTGTTGATCCCATCGATTTCTTCATCACTTAGCCCAGCTACAAAACTGTCTAAGTACTCTATTTCATCTGACACCATCAAGATGTAATGGGGTTTCTTGATATTTAAGTGTTGCAATGCGCGCGGATTTACCTTTTATAATCACTTTTCCGACGTTTTGTAAGATGTATTCTCGTTATCGTGACCGTTTGATTGAAGCTATTTATATTATATTCAACTCTGATCTGAGCGCCTATTCTAAGACGATACCCTGGGGGGTTGGAGCCTTCGATGTGATCAATATCCGTTCCTGATCTCGGCGTATAAGGGTCGTCTTCCAATTTAATTATGTGATCAGATATTATTTTAGCGGCCTTTGCATCTTTGTCTTTGAGCTTGTTCAACGTTTTTTGAGGGCTTCTATTTATCAATATTTCAAATCGTTTTCCCAAAGTCGCCGCCTCCGCACGCTTCGACGTTTCGCGGCATCAAAAATCTTTCGCCGAACAATCTGAGACTAAGGAAAGACACCGAGCCGTGTACAAACGACCAAAAACTTATTATGCGTTGCTACATAAGGCGTGACCTCTTCTCACCTCCTCTGGGGTCGTGCCTTCCGTCAGACATGTCCAGAGACTCCGCATAGGCCGCGAGGGGGCACCGGGGCGGATCATTCCCGGTGCCCCCTCCTATCTTCTCAATCGCTTGAAGCTCGGTGAGATTGATTAGGATATCATGGAATCTTTAGGCGACCGTTGCCGAAAATGTTAACCGGATGCTGGCGGCTTGTAACAAGTTATATATCTCAAAGATCGCTATTTAAACGCGGGGTATTTCAAAATGGCAGGTGTTGAAGTCCATCCTATTAAGGTCGGGCGTGTGGATGAAAATGAGGTGCGCGTGGCGGAGTTCGAGGAGGGCGTAAGGCGCGGAATCGAACAGTACAAGACCGGTCAGGTGAAGATGTTCGGCGATAAAGCGAAGTTCCTGGACCACCTGCGCAGCTTATAAACTCTCTTATGTGAATATGCCCCGCCCATTAGCATCGGATAAGCACGAATATGGAAGTACCGCTGAATTCGACGAACAATTTAAAAAATTAACTAGACGAGATAAGGCACTAAAAGAAAGACTTCTTAAGAAAATCGATCAAATATTATCTGATCCACAGATCGGCGCACCGAAAAAACACAGTCTGAAGCTCGCTCGCGGTTCACATGTAGACCCGTATGTGATTGTATACATTTTCAAAGAAAATACAATCACGTTCATTTACGTAGACCATCATGATAAAGTATATAAAAAAGCCGCAGAAATATTAGAGAAATATAGCGTGTGAATCCCAGAACTGCAAAACACTTTTTTCAAGATGTAGAACGAGAATAAACCGGGGAACTTCACCGGTTCCGGTTTGGTGATATCATAACCAAGATCCTTCTTTTCGTGATTGCTTATATATTATCTACTGTTTCTATATCTATATCTCCGACTGGACCATATCATATTTTGTTGAACGATCATCACGTCCAACGCTCAGATTTTCAGCCGCTAGCGATTTGTCCGAGAAACCGGAACCGGTGAAGTTCCCCGGTTTTAGGTCCTAAACTAATCTGATAAGATGCCTCTGCTTGTGGTGGGGATCTTTCACGATCACAAATCGGGAATTATCCGCTAGATACGGCTTAACGTCTTTCATCTGGCGTTTTGAGACTCCCAAAAGGCGGGCGGCGTCTCTCATCGTGACCTGGCGAATGGATAGCCGTTTCATCTCCGAGAAGAGCTTATCCAGATGATCGCCGGCGGTCTTCTGGCTGAGGGCCGGGGCCGGTTCTTCGAGCCTTGCGATCCTCCGGCGGTCATAGGCACGTTCTAGGGCGATCTCCTCTCTCAAGGCGGCGATCTCGTCGTCCTTCTCGGAGAGAGCGGTCTTGATCTGGCGGTTCTCCTCCTCCACCGCGGCGAGGCGGTCGAGGATCTGGCTGAGAAGGTATTGAGGCGATGCTACGGCCGCGGCCGCGGGGATATCTTCATATTCCTGGGAGTGACTAGATTTAGATGACATGTTAGTTCACCGCTAAAATGTCAAATCAGGCAAGGCAGGGGGCTTCATAGTTTCCCTGTCTTGTTTCTGGTTCCTCTTCTACGATTCTAATTGTGATCTCCACAAGGTCACCGTCTCGGAGTCTCATGGCGTCCCTAATCGCTTTCGGGATAGTCACTTTTCCAGATCCGAACACCTTTGTTATGGTGGTGTATTCTTTCATATCGTCCCTTTATGTTGCTGTGACTATAAATATGTTATGTTCGCTCACATAAAGTGACTAGGGATAACTTTATATGCTTATCCATCCTGTATGTTATCGGTGAACTAACATGAGCGAGACAATAACAAAGGAGGCGGCGGGACTCCCCGACGGTCTCCACCACAGGCGAGGAATCGAATTTTTGGCCGCGGCGGCCGGGATGGAACCGGATAAGATCGGGCCGTCGGTGGTCTTCGGTGAGGACCTAGGATTCTCGGAGACGACGGGCTTTTTTAAGGACTCCAAGGGCCGCGGCTACTGGATGACGACGTTGAATGAGTGTTCATGCCCCTCATACCGATACCGGGGCGGCCCGTGCAAGCACCAGAAGAAGCTGGCGGCCATCCTCCGGGATAGGGCCCCCCACCTCCCCGCGGGCGTGACTCCCCTCTCCTCCGATGAGCTGGAGGCGAGGGCCGAGAGGATAGCCGCCAGAAATGCCAGGCTTCGCGAAGAGCTGGCGGCGAGGGCGATTAATCCCGATAGAAGGGGCTTCTGTCTGCCTGAGGAGGCGGAGGCGTGAGCCCTCGCCTATCCCCCTGCCAGGTGGAGGCGGCCCTAAACTGCCTTCTGGCGGCATATCCCGAGGTGGTGGCGCGGT